TTTTTGCAATGGAAGGCGTGGGATCGATTAAGAATTTGATGGCGTAGACAGCGGCTGTGCCGTTTGCGCTGCTTATGAGCGAGCCGCTCACCTTGACGCTGGCGGATGTGCTGGCTGATGCCAACCCATTTGCCGAGTTGGTCGCGGTGATGTCGCCTGTCGAGACAATAGTGCCTGTGCTGGCGTTGTTGAGACCTGCTGCGGTTGTGCCGCTCCCACCTGTCAGCGTGGTCGAGGTTGCTGTGACTGTTCCTGTGCTGGCGTTGTTGATGCCAAATGCGTTGGTGTTATTGCCACCTGTAACCGTACTTGATGTAACGGTAATCGTGCCTGTGCTGGCGTTGGTGATACCTGTGGCTTGGGTGGTTCCGCCCGTGATCGTGCTGGATGTCACAGTGATTGTGCCTGTGCTGGCGTTATTGATACAGATTCCGTTAGATGTGCTTCCGCCATTTGCAGAGCTTGATGTTATTGTGACCGTGCCTGTGCTGTTGTTGTTTAGGCTGTAAGAAAATCCAGCCCCTCCTGTTAACGTACTGGATGTGAATGTGACCACTCCTGTGCTGTTATTATTGATACCAAATGCGAAGCCGCCGCTTCCACCTGTGAGCGTGCTGGCATTTGTAAATGCAACCGTGCCTGCCGCTGACGTGGATTCAATCGCGTGCGCTCCGTTTGCCGCCGTTGTTCCCGTAACCCTACCGCCGATAGCGACAATGCCGTCGAGCGTCAACGTGCCGCTCGATGAAAATGCGATTGCGCGAGTTGAGAGAGTAAACGCCGATCCTGTGGCGTGGCATCCTGCGAGCGTTGAGCTTGCGGCGGCGGAGACCGTCAGGCAGTTCGCAGAGCCTGCTTGGATGTATGCTCCAGTAATATTGTAGCTTGCCGCCATCGTGAAGCTGCCTCCTGTTGCAATCGTCAGCGGTGTGTTGACGTAGTTTAACAACGCACCCATTCTGCGCGCCGTGCCGGTGGTCGCTGTGCCTGCGTTCACGGCTTGGAAAATCTGACCGACTGCCGAGGTGATTGCGACTGCCGTTCCAGCATTCGTGCCGGGCGCGATGCAGTTTGCCGTGAGCGCAAAGTTCGTCGTGCCGACTGATACGACCATGTAAATTTGCCCTGCGGTAAACGATCCGCTTGTGTCCACGGTTGAGCCTGTGAGATCAATAGCTTGGTCGAGTGCGACCGTAAATCCGTTTGCGTATACCGTATCGTTGAGCGATGGCACTACGCCACCCGTCCAAGTTCCCGATGCGCTCCAGTTCCCGCTTGCGGCTGCTTTTATGACGGCCATATTTTAAAGCCCTTCCGCGAAGATGAATTTTTGTATTGCGGCGGATACTTCATCGACCGCGACGATTGCTGGTTGCGAAGCGGAGGCGAGCGAACCGAAAAGAATCGTGCGATTGTTTTCTTGCGACTGCTCCACTTGGTCGCCTTCAAATCGTGTCGGCGTGAGCGTCAATACAACGCTCGCATCCTGCTGGTCTGGCGAGTTGTAGCGACTCGCTGTTGCGAGTGTCATGGTGTAAAGATCGTAGGTCTTTCCGTCGATCACGATTGGATTTGTTGGTTTCATATTTAAGCTAGTAAAATCAATGCACTGGTTTCGGTTGGCTTGGGAAATTTCAATTCAAACGTGCTGTTGTAAACGTGCTTTTCGGATCCGATGCTCAAGACGATCAAAGCGGCGTTGCCTTTGCTGGCGTTGTAGATCATCGCGCCTGCTGCCGCGAATGTTACAGATTTTAGGACAACGTCATCAAATGTTATAAAGGCATTTTTGCCTATAATCCCTGTGCGATGTCCCTTTAGTGCTACGCCTCCGGCGTTATAGCCCATGCCCTTTATCTCGCCTTCGGTTGTGTACGCTTTAGTCGTCGGCCCGATCTTTGCCGATGCGCTGTAAAGCGCGATCCGGTAATCGTCGCCGGGTTGATGGACGCCGGTGATGAGTGCTTTTTTTGCTTCGAGTGCTATGCCGTGTGTGATCATTATTTTATAGATTTAGGATGTTCCTTCGGAAGCAAATCGAAGTCGGTTGTGTACTTTGCGTTCTCAGGTCGTCCATTTTTTAGAAGGTAAAGAAAAGCATTGACGCGAGCAAAAGCCCATTGCTCGGCAGATTTTACAATCGGAGAATGCGAGGTATTGAATGCTCCGAGTCCGCGTTGGAATACCGACTTGAGCGCACCAAGAGTAGCCCTGCCGTTCTTCGTGTTGCTATCTTTCTCGTTAAATTCGTCGGCCTTGTTCTGCAAAGTTTTCTCTTGCTCGGCGGTGACTTCCGCTCCGCGCTTGCCGGACGCATCGCCCTTGGCTGTGCCTTCGCCCTGCGGTTCTTTGTTCGGCGTGTCGCTCTTTGGTGCTTTCGGTGATGCCTTGATTCCTCCGCGATCTCCGACGACTGCAAACTGGGTCATGCAAACGGCGAGCCGTTGATCTGAGTCTGGATATTCAGCGTTCATCGTTCCGCTCACCATGCATCGATCAATGAAATCTTCTTTCTCCTCATTGTCTTCGGGAGTCGGCATCACGAGTTCATGCTTTGTTTGAAATCCTAGAATGCGACCGAAATCATCGCGCAACGCAAGGGAAGTTTTTTTTGTTTCCGACTTCGATGCCGCTATGCTTTTGACTCTCGCCGCCGCCCAAGTCTGTCCTGCGTCTCCGCCCCACAATGCCCATGCAATGCGGCCTGGGGACGGGAAGCCGTCCTCGCCTGGTTGAAAACCCTGTCCCTTTTTATCAACTTCGTGACGCGAGAAAAACGAGTGCATCCGCTTGACCGTGTCGTCGGAAAGATTCTTGCCGTTGCTGATGTCGCGAGCGCGTGCGACTCCGATCTCGGTTCCGCCTCGGTTGTATTTCCTGCGCCACTCCAAGCCACGAGCGGCCTCCTCGATCATGCCTTTGCTTGGTTTGTTCTCGTCTGCCTCGAATGCTGACGGTGTTGGTTCTGCCTGTGGCTTTGCTGGATCCGCGTTGATGATTTTGTTTGCGTTCGCTTCGTCCATTCCGAAGACAACGCGCAGGATGACGGCGACTTGTTCCGCTGAAAGTTCTCCGCGACCGAGCGAGGAGAGGATGCCGGATAGTGCATCCGTGCCGCCGATGCCGATGCTCTCGATAAGCGGCGGTGCTTCGTTCTTGCTCTCGTCAAATATTGTGTCGATAGCCGTAATCGGAACGGAATCCGAAATGCGGTTAGGTTGGATATCGAACTCTTGTCCGAGTTCCTTGATCATATTCGCTTCCTTCGCTCTTGCGCGTAGTGCCTCTTCGTAGTCCTCTCCCATGTCGGAGTAAATCTGTCCTGCTGTTTTTAAGCCAGCTTTCCAAAGCGCAATATCGGCATTGGCTTCGCGTCCGTAATCAATGCTTACCTTGGCAGGCCAGCACCAACGGCCATCGAGCAGGTATTCAGAATCTGGAATGAGTCCACGCGAAGCGGCGTCGAGAAGGATAACATTTTTTATCCTGTTTAAAAACTGACCTTCAAGCAGTCCGCGCCACCGAAGAAATGTTCGCTCGGCCATCGCGGCCTCCATGCGAGCCATAGGGCCGCTCTTGTCTGCATCGAATGCGAATCCGTAGGGAAGACCAACTGCCATGCAAATGTGCGCCTGCACTAAGCGGATGAACTCTCCGAATGCTCCGGTCGGTCTGTCAGACTTGAACATTTCCATCTTCTCGCCTGCGGATAGATAGTTGACCGTGCCCGGATCGAGCGACTGAAGGCGTGCGACTTGGCCTTGATCGTTCGAGTTGCCCCGTGCGAAGTAATCGCCAGCGTCTGCCGCTCCGCTCTCGGTCGTGATGACGCCGCTTTGATAGCTCGCGTATTTGATCGCTTGCACTTCGGCTTTTATAGCTTCTTGCAAGTCGCGCGTTGCGTTTAACGCAGTAGCGAAAGCAGACCTCCCACGATATTCGTCAAGTCTTGCTGCGTCGAACAAGTGGATAAACTCTTTTGCAACAATATTAGTAGGAGAAACATACTGGTTATTAATAGTACGCGTGAAAATTGTGTATGAAACGGGTCTTCCATATTCGTCTACGTTTATTCCTCCAATGTATCTGTCGGTGTCGGTTTGGTCGTAAGGCGAACCGATACGGTCGGCCTCGACGCTTTGTAGTTTTAAATCTTCGCGGTCGCGAACGATGATGAATCCGCAGTCGCCATCGCGAAGCATTGCGGTGACTGCGAGTTGCAGGAGAGTTGTGAAATTGTGCCTGCCTAGAAAGTCGCAGTCGTTGCACCATTTCTGCCAATACCTTTCAATAGCTGTATCGGCTTCGCGGTTGCCGGTGCGTGCCTGATATGCAATGCGCCCGGAAACGTACGTCGCAAATTTGAGAAGGAGAGAACGGACAGGCGGAAAATTGTCTGCGAGATCGCGAGCGGCGCGGATGAGCGAGTAACGCTCGCGAGTTCCGCTTGTGTCCTCGCCACCGGATACGCCGCGACTGATGCCGCGCTTCTCGGAAGTCAAGGCTGAGTCGAAGCGACCGAAGTTGCGAAGTTTCGCCTGGTTAACCATGCGGTCAAGAGCAGCTTTCGGCGAGACGAACGAAATGGCTTTGGTGATGATGTCTTGCGTCATGGTCTCTGAGTTGGAAAGGTCGGCGTGTAGCGTGATACCCTATTCCCGCTCGCGTTGTCAATAGCGGCTTGCAGTTCCTTTATCGTCTGCGCGACCTCGGCAAGATTGGCGCGAGTAAACGAGCGGCCTGCGATGCTGTAGCTCGCTCCGGCAATGGCGATAGCTTTTAGGCAAGCTGTGAAGTCGGTCTGTAATTCTTGCAGAGTTGCAACCGGAAGACCGAAGAAAGATTTATTCATCGCCATTTAAATGTCGGCGATGTCAAAAAGATAACCCGCATTGGTGCGCTTCCGTGGAGAGGCGTCGCGGGTGTTGTTACTTTTGTGGAAGTGTCAAAAGAAAAGGCGCGGGGATTGAACCCGCGCCGGTTGTGTTAGGATAGGACGTGGCGCATCGCTTGGTTCAAGCTATCGCAAAAAATAGTTGCGCAATAATCAATCTGGCTATCACTCACGTCATTGATGTTCCTAAAACCAACGCATGCAATTTCCTCGCTGCGTCCGTTCCTCAAAAACT